TTACGCCTCATTGGTGCTTACACGCCCATCGCTTGCCAATACAGGCAACTTATAGCGATGTGGGGCGGGATTGGGCTGTGTTCCACACCAGCGATAAGCAATGACACGGTTTTTGCCAAAGGGCTTGATGTTGACCGCATCTGCTTGGTTTCCACCGAGCACCATCAAGTTACTCGCCTTATCTCGCCCCACAACAAAGCCCACATGACCGCTTGCACTTTTGGGACTGCCACGCCAAAACACCACCACACAGCCATAGGCAGGTTTATCAAGTTTTGTGCCTGCCTTTGCCCATGAGCGTGCCATTGGAAATGATTTTGGGATATGGTAAGCAAGACCAGATTTGGCAAAGACACCGCCGACAAAGCCCCCACACCAAGCAGTCTCATCGTTTTTAAAGACGGCAGGGGTGGCTTGACCTGTGGCATCAAATGCCAATTTCCAAAGCTCCAAGATGACGGGGTTATGCTTGACACTCTTGATTTCTTTTGTGCCGATGTATTTACGGGCTTCGGCAACCCATTTTAGCTCATTCATAATTTTCTCCATTAAAAAAGCCCCTAGGGGCGTTTGGTTAAGTTATCATAAAGTTTGGACATCTGACTGATGGCATTACCGCCCAAATGTCCTGCCATAGCAACCATGACGGCGGTGTAGTTAAGCGACAGCCCCCACTCACGGCACAGCAGAAAAGTTGTCAGTCCTGCAAATCCTGACAAAAACATCTCGCCCAAAAACCTTATAAATAATGTCTTAACAGGCTGTGGCTCGGTCGCTTGATTTAGCTTCATGATAAAATTGGCAAGCCCGCCGCCCAACGCCAAAAACAGCACATAAGGCAAGGTCACTAAAAATTGTAACCATTGATTTTCGTTCATAGTCTCTCCAATAAAAAGCCCCAAGCGGTGTGCTTAGGGCGTGGGTTAAAATCGTGAGTACACGATGAATAAACAAACTAAATACGGCTGTATCTGACATGGATGGCACTGGTTTGGATAATGCCATTTACGATGTTTATGATGATACTTCTGCCACTAGTGGGGGTGTCTTCAAAGGTTACTGTCGGACACACAAACAGCCCATCACGACAGCCAATACATGCCATCTTGTAGGTTTGTCTGACATAGTAAGGAAGATCCATTGCTTCTATCTGTGATATCTTGTGGTGAAATGATTCACCATATATCTCATTAAAAATCATGGGATTGATGATTGTCATATCATTCACACTAAACCCTGCCACCCCTTTAATGCTTGTGTTAAGATAGCCTTGACCTACGCTGATAAAGCCTGCTTCAATAAAATCATCTTCTGTGTGCCTGTCTTTTAGTATCTTCTCAATTCTTTGCTCCCAATATTCATATTTTGTTTCTAACTGTATAAAACGCTTGGCATTAAAATTCCCTGACGTATCATATATCGCATCATGTCGTAACTCTAACAACTCCCGAATTTCATCACTACTTATCAGACCTTGAACGGTAAGCGTGTCCATATTTAACAATCTGCTATGATTGCTAAATGTAACATTGCCCTTTTTATCGTACAGATTGATGCCTACCTGCGTTTGTCTTTGGACATTGATGTCAAAGACGTGAATGCGGTAACGAGCCAACTGCTCATCTGATAATCTGCCATTTGAATAGAACATGAGCCGTGTTTTGCCATCAAATTGCCCTGCGTTTAAAAACACAATCGGTTCGCACTCGGCGGCATTCCCATCATAGGAGATTGTGGTGATGGGGGTCATGACAGATGGCACGTCTGCATAGTACATACAGTATTCTTTGGTATGAATGTCCACCCATCTTTGTCGCATTTTTGAGTTAACCCCCAGACGTTTTGCTCTGTACCACATCTGCCGCTTGTTTTGGTCAAAGGGGGGTGTCAATAGGCGTGTTGGCGTAACCGTTTTGATGAGTGCAAATACAGGGGTTTGACTGTCAAGCAGGATTTGCCCCTGTTTGGTGTAGGTTCTAAATATCATATTTGTCCTTGTTAATCACTTCATAAGTAGCCCCAGTATATTTTGATGGGGACAATCTTGTGATGATGGTTATAGGTGGTAATGGTAAAGCCGTCTTTTGTTTTTGTGATATTTACACGCCAAAGATTATAGGTGTAAGCATCATCGTCATCTTCGTCGGTTGCGGTATTGGTTTGGACACTCTCATCGTTACGCCCCAAATAGATGGGAACAACAAGCAACTCTGTGCCATTAGGGGGCGTGTAACTCACCGTCTGATTGGTGCGTTCGCTGATGGTCAAGCTGTGGGCAAGTTTGGGGTATCGCCCTGTGATGTCGGTCAATAAATTACCCTGTCTGTCCCATACTTTTAGTCCTGTCATCATAGCAAAATCCCGAGCTCTACCGCTTTTTTGCCTTGGGATTTGTCATACCATACGGTAAGACCTTGTGAGTTAAGCTCCAAACTTGACCCATCGCCAAAGGTGTTGTTTAGCTCAAACCTGCCATCTTTGAACAGCCGCCAACCTTGTCTGCCTGCCACATAGTTATCCGATTGTATGCTGTCGGCGATGTGGAGCATGTTAATGCTTGCCCTTGCGATACTGGCACTGTTTAGCCACGCCCCCGCAGGATAGCTCACACCATCAATGACCGTAGTGCGTGTCGTAAACACGAACGGCTTTTTGGCGTTGGTGGTTGTCCCAAAGTAGATTTGGTCAGCGTTAATACCAAAACGGCTTGTAACACGCCCATTTTGCAAATCGCTCATAAGCCCATAGCCTGAGATAAAGCCGTTGTTATCCACCGTTACCGCTTTAATTGAACGCACGCCATTGACAGAACGCTCCACATTACGAATGCTGGTTGTTTGACCGTTTAGTGTGGTTTGCAACTGACTGACCTTATTGGCTTCTGCGGTAATTCTGCCGTCCACCTGTGTGACACGGGTGTTAAGCTCATTTAGAGCGATGGTGTTGGCTTTTGCACCTAAACCACTTTCAAGTTGCGACAGTTTTGTCGCAGTCGCTTGGTCTTTTGTCGCTTGCGTCTGCTTAAACTCATCAAGCGTTGCCGTTGTCGCATAGGGCGACAAATCAACTTGCAAATCCTCTGGGGCAGGTGTCCAGTCGGTTGCGATGTTGCCACGTTCTAGCTTGATTTTGTCAATGCGGTTGTTCGATGTAGCAGTTCTTGGATAAAAAAACACTTCTAAGTGTGTGTCGTTGGGTGTTAATTCTTGACCCTTAGCTATCGGCTTACCCCATTTACCTTTTCCTTGATATATGCCGTCCGCTATTTTTGTGCAGACAAAAAGCTCCGTCCAGCCGTGCGAATTATACACACCAATCCGCCCATTTCTATCAGAGCCAATTTCGCCCCATATAGTTACCACAACATCATCGCCGACATTTGGGGCTTGGGTAAGCTCAAATCTTGTGCCATAACCAAAATTATGTGTATTGTTACTCGCTCTTAATAAGTTACGCCCACCCACACTCAAACTGTCAAACCGTGCATTAAGCTGATTTTGAGCCGTCGCTAACGCTTGATTGGTGTCGCTTGTTGTGCGTTCTAGCGTTGCGATTTTGCTCTCGGATGTACCGACACGTCCGCTTACCCCTTGTACCGTGCTTTCAAGCGTTCGCAGGGCTTGGGTGTTTGCGTTATCGCCGTCAGCTCGTGCGGTTTCTTCTCGGGCAAGGCGTGCGGTTAAGTCCGTATCAGCCTTTTTGTATTGGGCATCAAGCGTGTTAATACGCTGTGATAGTGCGTTGTCAGCATTTGCCGATGTCTGCTTAAACTCATCAAGGCTTGCCGAGCTTGCCTTGCTGTCAATATCGGCTTGCAAATCTTCAGGGGCGGGTGTCCAGTCTGTTGCAACCGTGCCACGTTCTAGTTTAATTTTGTCAATGCGGTTGTTCGATGTAGCAGTTCTTGGATAAAAATAGACATTCAAATGTGTATCATTAGGCGTGCGGGGTGTACTACCGTTCATCGGCAATCGCCACCGCCCCTTGCCTTGATACACGCCATCAGCGATTTTGGCAAGTTTGAACAATTCAGTATAGCCTTGCGTGTTATACACGCCAATCTGCCCATTTCTATCAGAGCCAATTTCGCCCCATATAGTTACCACAACATCATCGCCGACATTTGGGGCTTGGGTAAGCTCAAATCTTGTGCCATAACCAAAATTATGTGTATTGTTACTCGCTCTTAATAAGTTACGCCCACCCACCGCCAAACTGTCAAATCTTGCCCCCAACCGCTCAATACTGGTCGCTTGCCCGCTTTGGGTCTGCTTAATCGCACTAATCTCGGACGTGGCATTATCCGTCTGTGTTTTGATTTGGGCATACTTTTGCGACAAATCGCCTGTCGTTACACCAAGCTTGCGGATTGATGACGTATGAGACCCCACGGTTTGGGTTAGATTGGCGATTTCGGTCGTTTTGGCATTTTTATCCGCTTGTAAAGCAGTAATATCACGGATAGCACCGCTGATACGGTTACGCTCGGTGGTGATGTTGCTAATGGCGGTTTGTAGTTCACGGTTTGCCGTGGCAAGCTGTGCGTTTAGCGTGGGCAATTGTGCATTGACCCCGTCCACCGCAGTTTGTAAATCACCGATTTTGGCAATGGGGGTGCGTAAGGTTTGGTCAAGATGACTGCCATTAATCTGACCTGATAAGATATCTAAAACCTTGCTTGCATCCGCCGATGTCGTGCCAGACACCCAAGCCGTCCAGTCCGATGTATTACCCAGCTTATCCACAATTCTCGCTCGGTAGTATTGGGTTAAATTGCCTTGTAAGCCTGTAATTTCGTGCTTGTTCGTTGGATAAGCAAAAGTACCAAGTGCGGTGATGTTTGTGCGACCATCAGGCGATACTTGGATTTCTGTGAAGTTGGTATCGTCTGACTTCGCCCCAAAGCCCCAAGCCAAGTTCATGCCAAATAGCACACCAGTTGCACGGATAAACGCAGGGCGGTTTGGTTTGCCGACTTTACCCTGTATCTCGGTCAGATTAGAATGAGTGGCAAGGCTTGCCTGTCCAAAGGCACTGATGGCGGTTACGCGGGCTTCATATTGCCCTGCGTACACGCCTGTGATTTCAATGCTGTTTGTGCCTGTTGGTGGCAGGGTCTGCCAGTTGCCGTTGTCGGCTCGCCACGCCACGGCATATTTGACCGCACCAGCCACTTGCTCCCAACCAATGACAAGGGTTGTAACGTTTACCCCTTGATTAACGCTGTGATAGCTTGACAGATTGACTGACTTTGTGGGGGCTTGCACGGTCGGATTGATGACGCTAATCGGACGCTCGTGGGTGTACGCACCGTGGTCGATGGCATCGTATTTGGCAGGGTTATACTGCACGGCGGTGATGGTAAATTGGTGATTGTCATCAGCGGTTACTGACAGCACACGAAACTTCATCGTGGCAAGGTCGGCACTGTCTAGCACCCATACATTTTCCACGCCAATATCGCCAAACGGCTTGGTAACAGTTACTTTGTCGCCATTGATTGCACTGATTTGCCGTCTTTGGCTGATGCCGTCATTACCATTAATCACCAGCGTATCGCCCACGTTGGCGGTAATGGGGCGGTCTAGGGTGATGACGGTCTTTTTATCATTCATCGCAAGCACACGCCCACCTGTGGCACGCCCTGCAAATAGCTCATCGCTAATCTCAATCACTTTGGCAGGGGCGGGGATATAGCCATCCAAACCCACCTTAAATGTTACCATTCTTGTTTCTAGCTGTTCGGACTTTAACGCCCACAATCCTGCACGCTGAGCTTGCCCTTTGGACGTACAGCCCCACGCTTGTATGACCGCCACACGCACGCCAAACTTGGCAATCGCTGCTTCATCTCTGACATATTCATATTCGGTCTTAAAATGGTTGGCAGGGTTATCCCAAGCGACTTTGGCAACCGTGTGGCGGTCACGGGAGCGTGTGCCTGTATATTCAAACACGCCATCAATGACATTGGCACGGCTAAAACTGTAAATGCTGTCTTGGGGAATATCAGCATCTAGCACAATGCTTGTGCCGTCCCAGTAGCTAATCGCACGAAATACGCCAGCGAGTCTAGATAACAGCTCAAATGCACCGTCCGCCGACTGGATATAGACATTCACGGTAAAGCGTGGCTCGGTGCCGCCCATGCCATCGTCCACCATCTGGTCACAGTATTGGGCTAAGCGATACAAGCTCCATTTGTCAATCATATATTCTGTAAGCCTGCCGCCCAAACCGTAACGAGTGGCAGTGCATAGGTCATAATACACCCACGCTGGATTGTTGCTGTACGCCATCTTAAATTGTCCGTCCCACATGCCTGTGTAAGTGCGTGCAACAGGGTCGTAGTTCGTTGGTACTTTGATAATCAAGCCACGACAACGAGCCGACATTTTGGCGACATTGCTAAACTGCTCGGCATCATAGCGTAAGCCTAACAGGGCAGTATTGGGATAACGAAGTTTTAAATCAATCACTTCGCTAATGGCAGAGATGTACATTTTATCACTGACAAAATCGGATGTGCTGTTTGGCGTGATACGGCGAATACGCAGCTGCCAGCCTGCCCCAGCTTTTGGCAAATCAATACGGTGGCTTCTCTCATAAGCGTTTGATGTTTTAGCATTGATGGATGTATTTAGGGCTTGTACCCAGCCACCGTTGTCGGTTTTGACATCGATGGCATAATCAATCTTAACGCCTGACACATCGCCATTATCAGCATTTTGTGAGCGTAACGCACCCCATTTTAGGCGGACACGCACCGCATCAAGGTCAAGATTATTCAATGACTTCACCCACGGCGTGCCGTGTTTTAGCTCCACGCCGACATTGGTCTCACTTGCCACATCAGGAAAGCCGTCAATGTATTCTTGGTCGTTTGTGCCAGTGCGAAAATCCACCTTGACATTTGGAAAATTAAACTCGCCATTGTCGTTTTGTAGGGGCGTATCGTCCAAGTACACCGATTTATAGCCATTGGCAAGCCCTGCAATCTCACCTTCGCCCAAGCCATACATGATACTGATAAAAGTTTTGGACTGAGCAGAGTCAGGGGCGATGATGGGCTGACGTGGTTTGCTACTGCCTTTTTTTGAGCCGTGAATGGTCATTTTTTTATCCTTTTATTTTTATAGCATATCTTCTGGGAGCTGACTGGCGGACAAAATAAACCCACCAATCTCTCGCTCGCCGTATAGAATGGGCACAGGATTACCTTGGGCGACAGTCGTAACCGCACCGCCAAAGCCCTTGTTTGCCCTGTTGCCGTCTTGGTTTTGGTCTTGTGTGTCCACTTTTGGCATGAGCATTTGGGCGATACCACCTACCATCATGCCAATACCTGCTCCTATCAATCCTGCACCAACAGCACCAGCACCCCCAAAGGTCATTCCCGTAACCACGATACCTGCCACGACCATGACCGCCCCCAAAATGGTTTGTAGTAGTCCGCTCTTTTTTGAGCCTTCCACGATAGGCACGACACGAATCACTTTGGCGGTGTGAGTCATATCAAGCTCACGCTCGCCCACATTGTGCTTATCGTGAAACACAGCAAAACGCAGTCCCTGCCTGTGGGCATTCATCATAAACGCTTCAAAGCCTGCCAACTGTACGCATAACGCACGCATGGCTTCTTTGGTACTGTCCACTGCCAAGTTAAAAGATTTGCCGAATTTTTTGGCTAAGATGCCGTGTAAGATGATGGTTTTCATGGCTGATTTTTTCCAATAAAAAAACCGCCCACGATGAATCATGAGCGGTTAAAATCACTGTTTTTTTGATAACAAAAAAGCCAAATAATTCATACAATTTTTAACATTTTTGCAAAAAAAGTGTATAAATTACTTGACTTTTAATGTAGTATTTACTATAATATGTTTATCAAGACAAGGTGCGGGGGCACCAAGCCTTGATAGGTTATCCGCCACCGACCTAGTCAAGTGGTGGCGACCTTAGGAGATAAGACAATGAAAACGCTCTTCAAAGTTATCATCATTGTTATCCTGCTACTACTAAGCAACAACGCTTACTAACAGCAGGTAGCCTGTAAAGGCTGGGGCGGTGGGCAAGCACACCGCTTCACTCCTAAAACTTATGATTATCTTACCAATAATGTAAGGATTTGTCAAATGCCTAAGATTGTCAAAACCCCAAAAAGCCGTGCCGAAACTCAGCGTGAGAGTGATAAACGCCGTGGCGTAAAGGTGGCAAGCTATAAGTTTCCCACCGAATTTATTGACGAGCTGACCGTTTTATCTGAAAAAACAGGACTTTCACGCTCTGCCATCATCATGCAAGCTGTCAAAGCGTGGGGGCAGACGACATAAACGAATGATGACGCACCACCATCGCCGTCCTATCCGCCCACCCCTTGCCATAAATCTCACGCACGGACTGCCGTCCGTAGGGGTGGTGCAAGATTAGGGTGTTACCGATGACAGGCGGTGTGGTTTCGCTTTTTAATGTGCCATTATCGCCAAGCCAAATCACAGCGTGATTGACGTGGTGCGTGCGTCCGACACGGCACAGTAGCACATCGCCGTATTGCGGTTGGTTTTTGTCCACCACCACAAAGCCCGCTTTTTCAAAGTTCTGCTCATACAGTGGGGCGTGATTGGGGTCTTCCCACCAAGCATCACTGCGGTCAAAGTCTGGCAAATCAATGCCAAATTCACGGCTGTAATAATCACGCGCCAAGCTATAACAATCCTGAACACCGTGGATATAAGCACGCCCCAAAAGTGGTGGTCTGTACCCACACGGCTCATATATGCCAAAGGCAGGTTCATCGCCATAATCTTGTTTTGACACCGCCACGATGACCCACGGCACGCCATGTAGCTCAATTTGTAATTTATCCAAATCAGACGGCATGACCCCACCGTCTGGATGACTGTGAACGATGGCTTGTATCTGCCCCATACTCTCGGCACGGGCAAAATCTTTGGGGCAAAGGATAAATTGCTCGTTATCGGTTGCCTTATTGGTGCAAGGTATGTACTTTTTATCCACAATTAGCCCACAGCACTCAGCAGGGTAGCAGTCTAAGGCGTGGGAGATGATGTCGGCTTTTAATTGTTTGGTTAATTTCATCTTAACTCCTATGAACCAATTAGACTACTAGCAGGACAACCGCCAAAGGGCAAGGGCTTATTTTTTCCAAAACGGCACACGCACGATTTCATACGTCCGCCACATTTATCCAAAATGGGGTTGTCGGTAGGCTTGTCGTTTTCGTCAAACATTGTCGCCCCTGTATAGCCGCATTCTTCGCCACGATATTTACCCACAACCGCCCAGTGACAATAATTGGTAATCTCTCTGACGGGGATTTTTAAGCCTTCAAGGTCAATAGGGTTGGATAATTCAAAGGTAACTTGCTGGGCATTTTCTGATGTTTTTTGTTCCACAAACCACAGCTGTTCTTTACATTCATCGCTGGCGGTAGGGTTGCCACCGTCAAAATTAACCGCATCTAGATATTTGGCAAGGGTGGTGATGACGGTAAGTTTTGCTCCTGCAAAGTCGCTAAACTGCAAACAATACGCCGACACCGCCCCTTGCACCCCTGCGATGTTGTTGGCAAGGGTTAGGGTCGGCGTGCTTGCTCTGCCGTCTGACCGCATTTCAAGCCCTGTAACAGACAGAGCTTGGGGGTTGTACGCTTTGCCACGAAAGACAATCACGCCATCATTTTTGTCGTGATTATGCCCGTGAAAGCGTAAAATGCCAGCACCCAGTTTACTTGCGTCCAGTTCAAACAAGGTAACAAGCCCATCTACGGACAATTTTTGAAAATCGGCGGTTAAACTCATATTTGCCCCACAAGTTTTGATTACGCTTGGTTTTCGTCAGCTGATTCGACTTTTGGCTCGGTTTCGTCTGTCAGACTTGCTGTTGGCACAGTTTCAACCAAAACGCCATACTCGCCATTTTTATAAGACACCACAAAAGCGGTTACGGTATTTTCATTGCCAAAACCTTGTAGTTGTTTGAGCTGATTATTCGTCCAAGAGACAATGTCGGCACGGAATACAGTCGTGCGGGTGCGTTTGATAGTGCCGTGATTAGGTTCGTTGTTAAACACATCAAAGCCTTCATCTTCGGGGAAATACACGATTTCTACTGTGTCAGCTTTTTCGCCATATTGACTTTGCCAAGTGTCCATTTGCCAAATAAAGGCTTGTAGGATTTGGGCTTCGGTGCGGTTTAGGGTGGTTAGGTTTTGAGTGTGGTTTGTCATTGCGTACTCCATTAAAAAAGCCCTTGATTAAGAAGGGCGTGGGTTAAAAAACTTGTTCAAATTTTAAATCAATCTGCCAAAAATTGCCGACCCGCTGTTTAATGGGGTAGCTGTCGCAGACATATTTGTGGGTATTGCCAAGCGGGTCAGTCCAAAGAAAAGGGATTGTGCCTTTGTGTTCATCAAGAAATACAATAATGGGTTTGATGACGGTATCAAAATCGCCTGTTTTGCTACCGCTCCAATCGGTGCGTTTATTATTGATACCGTGGCTTACTCGCTGAGCGTAGCCATCATTAAATTGGGTTTTGGTAACGTTATGACGAACATCGGCGGACGCTCCCATGTTCATTTTCCATTTGAAGGTTTTCATTCTTTACCCCAACAAAAAACCTACCAATATCGGTAGGTTTGTGTGATTTGGTTTACATTTTGAGTTTATTTTGGTAAAAATCAAATTCTTGTTTAATAGCTTCCTTGGTATCTGAGTCATAGTCATCTGCTTGCAACAAGCTGTCTTTTAGGCTATTCATATATTTTAGATAATCATCTAAATCAATAACGCCTTTTTCAGCTAAGTAAGCAATTGAGCCAGCACCAACCAAGCTATTTGCGTGCAATTGTTTGGCAATTGGATTGACAATACCATTAGCCAATGCTTGAACATATTCTTCTTTCATACTATCTCCCGTAAAGTTCACCGCCTTGTCGGCGTGCTTGTATAAAACGCTGATTGACCGTGGCATTCACCTTATTATCAACCATCTTACCAATAGTTACCATCATATCACCATTTGGCATTTGTTGCACGTCTGTTTTTTCGCCTGTATAGTTATTGATAATAACCTTGGTTTCACCACGACCTTGCAAATTGTTTAACGTGCGGTCTAGGTTTTGGGCGGTGTGGCGTGGCAACACTCGTTCGCCCTTTTCAAGATTCCAAGTACCGCTTTTGGGGACGCTCATGATACCGTCATGGGCTTGACCGATGACAGGCTTAATCGCACTAATCGCCCCAGACAACGCCCCTGTTTCTATCGCCGTTTTGGCAACAATGGGCAGGTTTTTTGGAAATGGGGCGGACGACCACGCATTTGCCAATGCCACCTTGTTTTGTAGCAGGACACGAGCCAATGCCATGCCCTTTTCCATGGCAAACATGGCACGGTATACGCCTAACTGCTCGCCAAAGGCGGATTTGATGATGCCATTGACCGCCCCCAAACCCTGCTCATAGGTTGTTAGCATGAGATTGTTTTTGGCGTTCAAATACGCTTGTTCGGCTTGTTGCCGTGCCTGTTGTGCTTCTAGCTCCACGTTTGTATGGGCGTTTTCAAAATCCTTGATGATTTCTAAGCGGTCATCAAGCTCTTTTTGTAATTTGGCAAGTGGCGACAGCTCACCTGCCAAACCACCCTGCATTTGGTTAAAAGCGGTTTTGATTTTGTCCTGATATTGCAAGCGTTTAAGCTCGGCGATTGCCGAGCGTTCACGAAGCAGGAGCATATTATCCACGCCACCAAACGCCCCATTTTGCCAATCATAATCAAACTCCGCCAATTTAGATTGATTGCCAAACAAGGCAATTTGTTTTTGTAGGTTGTCATAATTGGATTTTGAGCGTTCGTTGGCTGTTGCAATGGCTTGAGCGGACTGTTCTTGTTGTCTTAGGCTTTCGGCGGTTGCTTCATTTGCTTTTTGTATGTCAAGGTTAATTTTGGCAAGCTCACGCAAACGCTCTTTTTGCTTGTCGGTCAGCTCGGCAAGCTCGCCAAATTGTAGCTTATAGTCCAAATCCGCCAATGGATTGGCGTGGTTTTTAAGCATAAACTCTTGGCGGTGCAAATCGGCAACGGTATTTGTCAAAGCATTTGCCAAATCTTGTGCCACTTGCTTAGCGTCCTTGACTTTATCGCCCACGCCAAGCACAAAGCCTTCGCCTGCCCATGCCCCCAGTTCACGCATGACCCGAGATGGGGAATGGATATCCAGTATTTTTCGCATACCGCTAGGGATATAATTGGCAATTTCGCCTACTTTTCGCTTAACAGCGTCAAACTTACTAGCAATACCTTCAATCAACCCTTGTATGGCTTCCATACCAACTTGTTTAAGTTTCGCCCCAAGTCCCTTAAATTCACCGACAATGTCGGTAACGGCTTTTTTAACAGTGTTCCACGCTTTTGTCATGCCATCGCTAATGGCTTTTTTCACACCGTCCATATCCCCACGCACAAGGGCTTTGATAATGGCAAAGGTGGTGGTAAAGATGTTTTTGATTAGGGCAAATTGTGTACTGACCACCGTACCGATAACAGTCAATGCCGTTTTAACAGGGGCGGGTAGGCTGTCAAATATTGATTTGGCTTTGGCTTTGAGTTCATTAAATTTGCCCACGGCATTTTCAACAATCATTGCCGTTGTGCCACCGACAGCGGTATAAAACTCGTCCCATTTTTGCTTAGCATTTTGGACGATTTCATAAATTGTACCGCCAATCGCATCATTAATGGCTTGCCATTTGGCTTTGACATCTTCAACCATGTAGTACAAGATTTCGCCAAGGGCATCATTAAACTCTTCCCAGTTTAACGCCAAAGCAACTAATGCCGTCCCAATCGCCATTACCGCTGCAACCGTTCCCCATACAGGAGCGGTAACGCCTGCCAAAAGTCCAAAACCTGCTATCACCGCAGGAATGGCAAGACCTATTGTGCCAACTGCCAAACCTACCCCAAACACAGCCGTAGTAACAGCAACAATGGTAGCAACGATTTTTGGGTTTTCGCTCGACCACTCGGCAAAGGCTTTTATCACAGGGGTTAAGGCTTGCATGATACTATTAATGGCAGGCAATAAAGCCGAGCCAAGGGCGATTTTGACCGCTTCAATGTTGTTATTAAAAAGTTGCATTTGAGCTTGGCTTGTCCCTGCCATGTTCTCAAACTCTTTGAGCATTGACCCTGCGTATTTGGACGCATCGCCCATGTCTGTCAGCTTTTGTGTGGCGACTTCTTGGTTTTGGATAAGCTGAGCAAAGACAGGTAGGGCTTCACGACCGACCAGCATGGTAGAGACTGCCGACTGTTCGTGTTCAGGAATGATCTCACTAATGAGCCGTGTAATCTCCATTAACGTGCCGACCGCATCTTCTTTCATTTTTTTGGCGACATCTTCGGCAGATAAGCCCAGTTTTTCAAATGCCACTCGTTGGGATTTGGTTGCATTCTCCCCTGCGGTCAGTTGCAGTGAGATGTTTTTAAGTCCTGTTGCCACATTGGACGGGTCTATACCCACAATCACGGACGCCAAGGCGGCGGTTTGGTCAGCGGCGAAACCGCCAAGCTCGGCAACCGCACCCACAGCTTGGGTGATTTGCATGATTTTAGCGGCGTTATTTGGACTGGTGTTACCCAGATAGTTAATTTTGTCCGCGAGTGTCTCAACTTCTGATTGCGACATATTAAACGCCACCCGCATTTCCGCCATCGCTTGCCCTGCTTGCTCGGCAGTAATGTCAAATGCCACGCCCATTTTGGCGGCGGTCTCGGTAAAGCGTGCCAAATCCGCTTGGGCAATCCCTGCTTGTCCTGCACTTGCCATGATATTTGCAAGCCCTTCGGCAGTCATGGGCAACCGCTGACTCATCGCCAAAATGTCTTTTTCCATCTGCTTAAAGGCTTCGGGCGTGTCAAAGTCAATGACTTTTCTAACCCCTGCCATCGCTGATTCAAATTTGACCGCCGATTCTACCGACTTCGTAACCCCCGCACCAATCGCCGCTAATGCCACGGCTGAGCTTTGTGCCATTTTGGTAAATGTTTGCTTATTGCGATTGGCAAATTTTTCTAGTTTTTCGGCATTGTTTTTGACATTATCGCCAAAAATTTTTAACTTATCGGTTGCCCCACTGAGACTGCGATTAAAGGCATCAGTAGTGGCTTCTAGGACGATTTGTAATTTTGAAACGACAGCCATTAATTTTTCCAATAAAAAACCGCCAAAAGGCGGTTAAGATGAATACAGGTATTGATTTTAGATGAGTAGCCACATCATGGTAGCCACGACATAAATAACTGCGGATAACACAAGCCCAATCCACATGCCGACATCGTCATGGGGGCGAACAAAGCCACCGACAAACGTACATAAAACGCCAAAGCCAATCGCCCCAATCAACCAAACAGCAACAAATAATAGAATTATCATGGTGTCATCTCCTTAGCTTTATCATAAGGCTTTTTAGGGCTAAAATCAAGTGCGATTAAACATCGCTATCATCGCCCCCACTTCTTGTCGGGCTTGGGCTTCTAATTTTTCTCGCTCAAAGGCTTCTTTGTCATCATCAGTCATCGGGTTTGGGTCAATGATGAGAAAATCATGCACTGATTTGTCTTTATCCCCTGCTTGCATATAGGCGAGCAGAGCAAAGCCCAAATCGGTGCGATACCCACCGATAGGGTCTAGCTCATCATAAGCGACCCACTCGGCAAATTCTGCCACCGTGAGCGTGCGTTCAAGCTCGCCCACCGTCTTTCCCAAATGAGACGCCAATTTAAACAAAAATCGGCGGTCTTTATCGGCGATTAGTTTTTTTTAATGTCGGCTAGCTTGTCATCAAAGCCATTAACTTCACTAATAGCGGTTACTAGGGCGGTCATGTGGCTGGCACTCATCGTCCCTAACTGCTTGATATCGCCATCAGCAAACAGACGTTTGCCGTCTTTGTCGCACACACAGTGGGCAATCATGACCAGTCCTGAGCCGACGTTATCATTAGCATCTGCTTTTTTGGCAATCTCGCCTTGGTCTGACACGGTCAGTCTTTTGATATAAATCTCGCCAATGCCGTCCACGTCTTTTAGCACAAGTGGCTCGCTCACACAGATGATGGCTAATAGTTGGGCTTTATTTAATGCACTCATAAAAATTCCTTAAAATCTAAATAAAAAGCCTATCGGTAGATAGGCTTTTGGATTTGGTTGGGTTAGACAGTCAGCTCTTTTTTGACTTCGCCTGTGATGGTAATTTTGCCTTTTTTACGCAGTTTTTTCTTCGTGTCTTCGGCATCGGTCGTCAGCTCGGCAATCATGCCCTTAAACTCTCGGCTCTCTGTAGGCACTTCCACGAACTTATACTGGAAATACAGTTCTTTGCCAGTATCAAAGCTGGTTTGGATGAGCTGGTGCGTCTCGTCATCAGGCAATAGCACATATTCCAACTCAATTTCGGATTCTTCTTTAAAGTCCACTGCCGCCTTGACCGTTCGGCGGTCGTCTGTGGCGGTGATGTCATCTAGTACTTTCGCCTCGTTAGGTGGCACTGCCTTGGTTAGGCGGTTGATTTTTTTAAAAGTGCCTGATGTACCTGTTTCAGACACCCACAGCTGATAAAAGCTGTCTTTGGTGTTTTCTGCCGACATTTTTTTTCTTGCTCCTGTCAGTTGGTTGTGATAAAATGGTGGATAAGTCTAACGACTGTCTTTAAATTTCTACTACTGTAGATTTGCTCCTATTGCTTGATTGCGGTAAAATGGTGGATAAGTCTAACGACTGTCTTTAAATTTCTACTACTGTTGTAGATTACTATTGTAGATCTACTGTAGATGCAAGGTCTGCCAAAACTCATACTCTATTAAGCCACGATACAGCCCATCATCATACAGATAAGTCGTACCGCCATAGATGGATGGGGTAATACTGTCAAGTTGCCTTACCGCTTGGGCGGATAGTTTTATGGTCTCATCGTATTTTTTGGTATAGACATCAATTTGCACCCGCACCCATTCATGACCCGTTATGCCGTCAAGGGTATTATCGGGCTGATTTGATACGATGTTATAGACGATATAGGGTGGCGGGTCGGTTTGGCTCTCTGGCACAAAAAGCGGATAGCACCGCCCAGCGACCAGCTCCGAGAGTAGGGCGTAAATTTGTTGGCTTGCGGTCATGGGATTTCTCTTTTTTTGGGCATATAAAAAACCGCCTATCGTCAGATAAGCGGTCAATAAGTACAATTTGGGAGTATGACAAAATCATACCCTAAACTGGTCTAAATTTCAAGTACTTTTAAGGTCTTAGGCGACTTCGGGCAGACGCGCCAAGTCTGTCTTTTGGCGGTTGGTGCAAGGTTTTTTACCGTCAATCTCGCTCAGATACGCCCCGCACTTTCTGAGTTTGTCGCCCAGACTTTCTTGCATATCAGCGATGATGGCAAGGCGTGTCGTGATTTCACTATCATTTTCGTCATCATAATACTCCATCATCATATAGATAAGGGATAGGCATTTGTTGATGTCGTTGCCTGCTTCGTCCAACAGGGCTTGGGGGGTGGCAATCGTTATCATCTTACATCTCCTTTGCGTTGTCAAGGGTGGTTAGAAAAGGCGGATTTTTTAGCATAGATGCCAGCCGTGCCGATGATGCATAGTTAATGGCGGTCAAGGTTTCGCCATCAATATAAGGCTCATTGATGATAAGCTGTGCAATGTCTTTGGTTCTGACAATCTGCTCATCAGGCTCTAACACCCGTGTCCATAATACGCCATCGTTATCGTATTTGCCGACATCAGTCCTGTGCATCGGTGGTAGTGGCAAAGGGGTTTGGGGATTAAACCCCCTACGCTGGGCGATGACCCCGAGCAGTAGTCCTTGTAGGTATTCGGTGGCTTGTCCGACTTGCTCAGTCGTCAATTCACAGGCTCTGTTAATGTTGAAGCGATGATGAACCAAATTCCACACTTCATCATAGCCCAGATGGCTTGCCACACGCACAAACCATTCGCAGGTCTTGACCAGTCCATTACGGTCTTTGACGGTGGATAGGGTTTGGGGGGTGGGTAGTGAATATGAACCAGTTTTGCGTAGGGTGGGTAGGACTTCGGAAGTTACCCAACGCTTAAAGCGTTTTGCTTCATCTTTGGTTGAACCAAAAATTAGGGCATACATTCCGCTTTCGTTTACAAAGTTAACTTTTTGTGTACGACCCAATAAATTCAGACGTATGTTAAAATCTCTTTTGTACAAGTTCTAATTAAAAACCCCAAAAGATTGCCGTCTTTTGGGGTTTTGCTTTAAAAGCAAGCGGTTTTTGCTTGCCAATAAAAAACCCACCGACTGGGGTGGGTTTTAGCTTTGTTATGCTTTATGCACAATCAGCAATAAAATAGCAATACTAGCCCATGATTTTATCAATTCGCTCCCCCAATTTTTTGGTGAAACGGTCAGTCGCTCCCGCTTGGTTGTTGTCAAAGGCAGGGCGGATAAAGGGGATTGGCGGTCTGCCCCTTGCCCCATATTCTTCATGGAATATGTAGTAATAGGCATTTTCACGGCTTTTACGACTGCCCTTTAACGCCACATAGATAGCCACCGCCGCCCCATCCATATTGGCACTATCGCCTTTTGTCAGCCTACGTCTTTTGATTGACCCTTTGATGACGCCAGTGCGAAAAGGGGCGTTGGCACGGGCTTCTTTATACATCGGCGTACTGGCAAACATCAGCGAGCCATACAGCACACCGCCTGCATCTTTGTTGCTCACTTCATCACGCAGTTGGTGCAGTTTTTTATTCAGCTCGTCAAGCCCCTTAATCTGCATGAGCCACCCCTTTTAACATCAGCGTAAGATACTCACGCCCTGTATTATTGTCTGCCAAAGGTTCGCCAACTATCTCATACATCCGCCCTGCGTATTGCACTCGCATGGTGTGGTCTATGTCGGTGCGGTAGCGGATTTTGGCACGGGCGATGATTTGGACATCATGGGCTTGCCCTGCGATGACATCTTTGCCCGAGACATGGCTAAACTGCCCCGATAGGGTTAGGGTGTGTTGCCAGTCATGCGATATTGCCCCTGTGACGGACTGGGTCGTGGTCTGTTGATAGATTTTTAGGCGGTGGCGGAGCGGTGTGGCTTTCATGATTTATCCTAGGTTGTTGGGGTGCGATATGGCGACAGTAGCTGACGGACAGGGGCAGGCAGATAGTTGCCATACTCCGCCCCACGCTCGGCATTGCGATTGTCATCAAGATAACCCACCATAAGTAGTGTGGCGACTTTTAGGGCTGGTAACATCTCGTCCGTTATCTCATCTGTGATGTAGTTTTTGACCGACTGTGTGGCAGATTGCAAATAGGCGGTTAGCATCACATCGTTACTGTCATCATCATAGCGTAGGTGGTGTCTGACTTCATCAAGCGTGGCAAAAGTCATGATTTATCCTTATTGATAGTGGCATACACTCGGTAACGTGGCTTTGTCGCCTTGGCGGATTTGTCGCTCTTTGGTTCGTTGCCATGAACCACACTAAACGGGTTCTCGGTGCTGTCTCGTCTTGCCAATGCTTCTAAGCTATAATTCTGCTGTTGCATGAGTGGCGACTCGCCACCGATGACAGGCGGTAAACCAAGCGTTGCCCGTGCTTCGTTGGGGCTAAATATGCCAGATGACGTACCTTCTTTTAGATACATGATTTGGCTCATGCTATCCATGCGGATAAGCGGGGCTAGGTTGGCTTCGCACTCCACGCCTTTTTCTAGGTCTAGGTGTTCATCAAGCAGATTTTCCATGGCTTCGATGTAGTGTTGCAGACAGTCGCTATAATATATCTCGTTCAAATCAGACGGTTTTTGCCCTGCTTTTAACTCGCCCATACCCACTTTAAAGGCAGGAACATGAAACACCGAGCAGACAGTCTCGCCACTCATTTTAAGCTGTTCTAGGGCTTGTGCGTCTGATGATGACATACCGACACTTTCATACCTTGCACCGTCCCCCAATACGGCAATACCGCCACGATTAACACCGCTATAATTGGCTTGCCATTGTGCTTTGACTTCGTCCGCCTTTGCCTGTGAGATTGTGGTCGGCACGGATAGCACACCAGACGGGCGAGACGCATTACCAAAAAATGTCTTAGAGCTTGTCTGTATAGACAGCCCCAAACTCACACTAATCGCACACGCCGTCAAGGGCGACAGCCCCACAAGTGGATGATAAAAGCAGTTGTAGCGGTCATGGATAATCTCGCTCGCTGGCACGACCATGTCATGAGCGATATTAAATAGCTTGTCGGAGCTGATTTGATAAAACACATCGCCATTATCCGACACCAGCACTTTGACACGGTCGGGATTTAGGACGTGCAGTTGCCACACATCGCCAAAAATATCCCGTTGCTTCCACACATAAGTATTACCACGCAGTAGCTTAGAGCTTATCCAATTCTCGGCAAACTGTTGCCAAGTTTGGTGCTTATTGGGCTTGGCTAGGATTGCTTTGGTGCGTGATTGAGTGGGTTGTAGTACGCCGTCTTTGACTGCTTTGGTCTGTATGCGAAGCTTGCCCACATCGGAGCTGATGAGCGACACACACGCAAATACAGCGTGAAAACCAAGCACATCGGTGCGTTTTAACTCATCATTCTTTTGCCACGCCCCTGTATAGGGTTCATGGATAAGCGGTTGCCATACAGGGGTAGGCGTTGCATTGACCGACTTTTTACCAAAAAATTTGTCAAGTAACCACATTACTCATCTTCCGTCTCTTTGGCTTTTTTGGTTCGTTTTTTGGGTGCGGTGGTCTCATCTTTTGCCACATCTTGCTCTACCGCTTCGCCTTGCTCGGCACTATCCACCAAATCATCAGCGGTATCGTTTGGCTCATCTTGACTTGCTTCACCGTGATTTAACTCATCAACTTCGCCCACCTCGTCAATGTCGTTTAACTCATCAAACAACTCGCCATTTTTGCCATTATCATCATTATCTTGGTCGTTTTCATTATACGGCTCAGCGAAACCAAGCTGGATAAGGATTTTTGCTTGGGCGGTGGCGATGTCTTTGATGTCGCCTGTGGTGGCATTGGGGGCGGGTTTTAGGTATTTGATTTGCATGGCTGTCTCCTATTCTTATGCTTTAATGGACTGTTTAGACCGTTAAAGCATAAGAATAGCCCCACGTTAGGGCTATTCTTAATGGACAATTATGTATATTTAATCGCAGCTGCTGCGGTAGGACGGCGTTTTGCCCATGTGATGAACCGCTCGGCACGGATTGCTTCTTTGTTCTCTTGGAACAAATGCACAAGTGATTTATCAGGCATGGTGATGGTTGCTTCGGTGCTGTATGACACTTCCACTTGACCTTCATCTGCCAAATAAAATTCGCTCGGTTTGACAAGCTCCACAATGTTAGTTGCACTCTCGGACTCAATGACAGGCAAGCCGTTAAGGGTTTTCTTGCCAGTCTCAGCTTGCAGACCTGTAAAGACAGGAGCTCCAAGCGGATTGACAAGCTCCGCCCATTCAGACGCTCGTGTCTCGCTCATGATGTAGAATGCACCAGATAAAGACAGGTTAGCCGTCAAGAATTTTTTACGCAGACTAAGCAGGTCAGCTTTGATTTGGGCTTCTTCGTTACCTGTGGATTCAATAATCACACCGCCATGCAACGACCCTGCTGGTCGGGTTGCGTCCCCAGCCTTGTCATCAATAAAGGTCAAATCAAGTAGCAAACGATTAGACTCAATCAAATCGTCCAAGATACGGCGGTCGCCATTAAACTTGTTAAAGCGTCCAAGCTCTTCGGTTAGCACCGCAATACCTGCAACTTTATGGCGTTTTAGTTCCACGCTATTAAAAGTGGCATTGGTAACAGGTTTTGGTTCACCTTCGCCAACCCACGCCGATGTCGCCCCTGTCGCCATACCTGCGATTGTGGTGTTAAAGTCTCCTGCACGCATATAAGGGGCAAGTTTGTCAATAATCGTTTGAGCTCGCAATAGCTCAATAAACTCTTGAACAAGCGGGCTGACTGGCACAAGCACGCCCGAGTTCGTGGTGTCCATGACCGTTACCGATTTTTCAAGCTCGGCAATGACAGACGGGTGCATTCCTGCGGATTTGGCGATTTGGGCGGCACTTACAAAGCTACCTTTGCTTGCATTTTTGGCGGACAAGGCTTTGGCACGAGCCATTTGTGCAAAGCCAATGCCTTTGGGTAAGTTGGATTCTACTTTCACGCTTTTACCTGCTTCTTTTGGGTTTGGTTCACCTTCGGCACTTGCATGAGCCTGTTCTGGATTTTCACCGCCAATCTCGGTAGGATTTGGGGCGGTTTCTACCGATTTAATCAGTTTTTGCAAACGCTGGGCGTTCTTTTCTAAGCGATCGATGTCGCTTTCCAATGCCGTGATTGTCGCTTCATCATCATCGCTTGGGGTATGTCCGCTTACAACCGATTTTGTCATGATCTCACCGATTTTGGCTTGCTTATCAACAATGGTGGCTTTGACTTTGGCAAGCTGTTGTTCATAGTTCATCGTAATGATACTCCGTTATTTAGGTTGGATAAAATTAAAGCAACCGCACCATTACTGGGGGTTGCTTTTGTGATTGTGGTTGGGGTTGGTGGTGGTGCAATGGGGTTAATTGGTGGGTTTGGCGTGGTTTGTAATCGCAACTGTTTTTGTGCGTCAAAAGCATCTTTGATTTGCTTGACGCTTGTTATCACCGCATCGGCATTGGCAGGGACGGTAACGACTGACAACTCATAAAATTCCCACTCTTTGATGTGTAGCCCCCATGAGTTTTCCAGATAATTGTACTCTTTTATCTTAAAGCCCACCGACAGGCATTTGACAAGCCCAGACTTGATACATTGCCATGCTTCGTCTAGGCGGTCTTTTAATTTGCCGTTTTCAGTAATTTTGGCGATTTTGGCAACAATCTCAATGCCTTTTTCTGTTACCGTGGCTTGGATAACTTCGCCAATGGGCTGATTGTGATTGTGTTGCCATAGTAGCGGTATTGGTAGGGCAAATTTTGCTCCTGTCGGCTCTAAAATGTCATCGTCTCGGTCGGTGGATGGCGTGGTGGCAATGCCTGTGATGATACGCTCATCATCGGTATCGGTTACCGATTTGATTTGTAGGGTTGAGTAGGCTTTGGTCATTGGTTTTGCTCTTCTTTAATAAGTTTTTTGACTTCGCTGACACTACAATAAAGCTCATAAGATTCGCCATTATTCAGTGTAATTACTGCTTCGCCAGATCGATATTTTGCGACAATGGACGAAATTTGACTGATATTGACAACTGCTTCTTGGTTACAGTTGGTCGTTACGCTGATAAAACCGTGTAATTTCATTTTAAAATACCCATAAATAAAGCCCTGTGGTCAGTGGTTTGGTTTGACTAAAACCGATAAATCATATTGTCTTCATATTCACTATTGTAGTTGATATGACTGTTTACGCTCACTTTCTCAAAGTCGCCAATACACTCCCACATGGCAGGCTCGCAATCTTTGAGATAATCCATATAGTCCAAGAGTTCGCTCCTTGTACTACTAAAAAACAGATAAGGCGGACGCACCAGTTTTATCAGCCTTAAAAACTTTGTCATACCAAAATAACCTGTCATCGCATACGCCTTTTGCTCGGTGCAAATGTAAGGTGGGTCAAGTAATAGCAAAGTGTTTGGTGTGTTGGCGAATTTTGGTATCAGCGTATCAAAACTTTCGTGCGTAACAATCAATCCGTCCAAATAGCCGTCTGCATTGTCGTAGTCGCTGGTGCGAACGGTATTGTACATTTGGTGGTCGCCAAGCTCACCAATATGGGCGATTTGCTTGCCACTAAACAACAACCAAGTGCTGACACTTCTTACATCTATATAACCGCCAAATTTAGCAATGACCTGCAAAATCCGCTCTTTTAGCTCGTCTGGTATCCGCTTTTGGCGTGGCACATCTTTTGTTAAATCAAACAAAATAGCACGCAAACGGTTAATATCATCAATGTGTGCCAATCGCTTAGTATAGCCGTCAAAATCGTTATAAATGACGGTGGCTTTGGGCTTGTAGGCTTTGGCATTGTTGGCAAGTAGCCCATTACCACCAAACACATCAATGATTGTCCAGTTCTCGCCGTCATTTGGGATTTTGTCCAAAATTTTGCGAAATTCCTTTAAAAACATTCGTTTTTGACCCACGAATGGCAGGGGTGCTTTTTGGTATGCTTTGGTCATCAAGATTACCTATGCTTGAGTCTCTTTGGACTTCTGATAAGGCGTTCTCGACGCTCAAAACATTAAACGCTTTACAGCGTGGACATTTGATTTCTAAATCATTAAAGTTTCCAATTTTGGCTAATAATCGCCCACAGGAGCGACAATTTACTTGTTTTATGGTAGAGCCTATCGCAATTTTGTTAAAAATGTGATACCCTTGCCACGCTATGTACATAGTAGCAGGGTTTCGCTTGCGACAAGCTCGGTTTGTCGTAGGGGTGGCGGACTGTTCCAGCAGTCCGTCATCGCCCTGTTTTATATATTCGCCCACTTGTTAAAGCGGGTTTTTCTTAAAAATAAACCCCCACATCATCATCACCCCTAGGCACAGCAGGGTTTTGGCTCATAAGTGCCACGGCGTTTAACATAGCAATCACGGGGTCAATCTTGCCGTTTCCGCTCTCGGACTTACTCATCATCACGCCCGAATTGCTTGTTCTGACTTGGGCATTGCCCACGCACCACGCCATTAACGGTTGATTGGCGTGCGTTAGGTCGCCACTGGCGATTTTGCGTTCGCATACTTTTTGATAACCGCCCAGCTTCCAGCCTTGCGACACGCCTGTGATTTTAGCGTCTTTGGGTATGCCAATGGATTCTAGGGCGATGACAATATCGTCCGCCCCAGCAGGGTCAAGTCCAATGCGGTCAAGTTTACCACTATCAAAAATCTTTTTGGCAATGTCGGCAAATTCTGCCACATCATCACCCACATTTTGCACGATGACAAGGTCGCCATCGGTTTCAAAATCACGATAGCGTGGCTCGTCCTGCTTTCGGCGTTCTAGGGCGATAGGATGACACCATGCACGCACCCACACCCACCACTGTTTGACTTCGTGGCGGACATTGTTATCATCGGTGTAGATGTATTTGGGCGTGGGCAATCGTCCGATGACGGCACAGCCAAGCAAGTCATCAAGACCGCCCCCGTCTCCGCCCATCGTGATGACTTCGCTGGCTTCTATTAGCTCATCAAGCGTAAACGCACGTCCTGCATTTTCCCAAAACTCCGCCCCTGCCCAGCGGTTCGCTCTAAGCGATATGCCAATTTCTACATTCAGGTGCTTGGCTAAGGCAGTTTGTAGGGTGTTTTTGTCATGCGATTCTTTGGCACGTTTTAGCGTGTCGGTCAGATAATCCACATCCACGCTCGCCCCTAGGTTGGGGTTGGTGATATACCAGTTCTCAGGCTTGATATAGTCCCCACTCTCAATGTATGACGGTGGAAATTCATAAATCACGGGCAAAAATCGTGGGTCGTCAATCTCGTCATCTCGCACGCCACGGGCATAGTCCAGCTTTTCTTTAAACACCCCCGCAGGCGACTCATCGCTCATCGTGGACAGATAGATGACAAAACCTTCGGGACGACTGGCAAGCCCCCCAATGGCTTCTTGGAGCATGGATGACGCCCCCGAGCGTTTGCCAAATACCCACAGCTCATCAATCAGTACGTAAGTTCCCTTGACCCCTGCCAAGCTGTTAGACTCGGCAGCGATGACTTTTAAGGTTGCCTGTGTGTGTCGGTGCGTGATTGTTTTGGTGTGGGGCGACACATTGAAAATAGCAGACAATTCTTTGTCCACCCTTATCATATCTCGCATGGGGTCAAAGGAGTTGTTGGCGACTTCCTTGGTTGGGGCAACGATAACCAGCTCACATGATTGGCGTTCATTGAGTATCAACGCCGTCAGCATAATCCCTGCTGCTAAGGTGGACTTGGTGTTTTTCTTGCTGATAAGCAGAAAAAACTCTTTAATCAGACGCTTTTTGGCGGTGGGGTCATACGCCCCAAAAATGACGGAGACGAACTCAAATACCCAATCCCGTGTAATCTCGCCAATCTTGGGACAGCCAATCACATCAACGAGTGCCAATTCCTTAAAAACCCGCAAGGCGATTTCACTCATCGCAGGAAAAAGCGGTTTGCACGGAATAAGGGACTCGCCCTTGACGATACGCTCTTGCCAGTCAGGCAGGGCGGTTGTCCAGATGGGCGGTTGTTCAATAAAATTATTTTTCACGATTTAAAAATGTGTTAAAATTATCTTAAAATACTTGACTTTTTAAGGTTTTGCTCTTAGTTAATTTGGGAGAAGAAATGGCATTTTTTACCACTTGGATAGTTCCTGTTATTTGTTTGGGCTTGGCATATTATTTTTACCACAACCCAGTAGATGACAAAAATCCGCTTATTTATGCGTTACTTCTTGTCATCTGTCTGGGTCTAAAACTGGCAAACTTTGCTCAAATTATCGCAGATTAAAGCCCCATTAGCTCAATTTGAATTTTGGAACGCCAGTTGCGGCGAGCTTGATATAAACACGCTACAAAACGACGATTGCCCATCAAAGCCATTATCCAAGCACTAAACAGCTCTTCAATTTTATCCTGAATGTCGCTAGTTGCTTCATCAAGTAGTGTATCAATCAAGATATTATCAAAATAGCCAGTTGCAGCATCTACAACACGCCCAATGGTTGCTTTGTAGATGATATCAATACCAATCTTGGCAATATTTTGTGAGCAATTGGCAATCTCGCTAATCATCTTGTCCACATCTTGAATAACTTGCTCAGTAATTTCATTCGGACTTGCTTGAACAACGCCACCAAACAAAACTTCAATGGCTTTTGCATAGGCTTCTTTTACCTGCTCTTTACTTAAATCAGACATATCAAGTCTCCATATTAAGCGACTTTAAGTAGCAAAGTTTAAAAACCGCCAATCCTAAGATTAACGGCAACAAAAAACGCCAAGCCGTTTGACTTGACGTATCATCTGTTTTGGCACAATTTTTGATTAAATCATTGCAAAAGCTCACTGCCAAACATGTCCGCCTTATTTGGCGGTCTATAAATGATGATTTGCTTAATTTTTCAGCCCACCCATCGGCATTTCTAGCTGATTGGACATGGTCGAAAAGCGTCCACTTTCGGACTTTTCACGAGCCGTATCGATGGCATCCTCTTTCTTGCCTGTTTGAGCTAGTTTCTGTTCGGTGTATGGCAAAAGAGCGATGGCGGCGTTAATGCGTTCTTTGGGCGTGTAAAGCCCATCCGCATTGTTAAACACCGAAGTCAAAAACTCCAAAGGCGACTGGGGCGTGGTCGGTGCTTGCCGTACCCGATCTGTTTCACTTGCCGTAGCTAGTGCATTCGGATAAGTAATGTCGGTCGTGGTGTTGTCAGTCTGCGTGGTCAGTTCGGTATTGACTGTTCGCACCTGATTGATGAATGCCTGCACATTCTTACGCTTTGCCATATCCGCCACAAATTTACGGGCGGAGTCGTGGCTTTTACAGCCAGCTTCTAGGGCTGATGTGTGCAAATCTTTGCCACTCGCCACAAGACGAGCGTATCGTTCCTGCTTTTGAGTGAGTGCCATTTTTGCCTAATCCTTACTATTGTAATTTTATGTAAATAATGTTACTTGGAGAAAATGGAGATTTTTCCCAAAATACGAATTTTTTTATAAACGGGTAGGGGCGTGGTGTCCGCAGGGTTAGCCCGAAAATTGTTTGATACCCCCCACCGTGCTTTCGGTGTGAGTTTTTTGTTTGTGGCAATCGTGGCAAAGGATTTGCAAGTTGGTGGGGTCGTCTGTACCGCCGACGGCTGTGTTAATGATGTGGTCAAGCTCCAAACGACCACCGACACGCCCACAGCATCGGCAGGTGTAATTATCACGAGCCAAAATCTCATCACGAAGTTTACGCCAGCTACGGCCGCCACGACCTTTACCCCAGTTACGCTTTGGAGTGTGGGATTGGGTGGGTTTTAAGCGTGGTGGTAGGGTGCTTAGTTTTGCCATGGTTTACCGTGATTTATCGCCAATAAAAAACGCCAACAGCGTGAGCCGTTAGCGTTAGTTACAATTATTGATTTTGACGAAATGATAGCAAAAAGTGTGCAATCTGTCAATAGCCTAGTTTTAAGTTTATCCTTCGTTGCCGTAAAACCACCGACTTCAGGCGGTGGATATAAGGCAACTCCGTAGCTATGCTTACATACAGATGGTATTTGCACATGAATATTGTAAACAACGTGCCTACCACGTCTTAAATCATTTGACATTAAAATTAAACCAAATATATAATATACCTATCTCATTATACACAAACCCATGAAAACACTCAAGCTACGCATACGAGATAAACACACAGACCAACTTAACCGCCTAAGTGGTTCGGTCAATTTCGTATGGAATTACGTTAATGATTTAAGTTATCGTTATTTGCAAAGAACAGGTAAATTCTTATCTGCCTACGACCTAAACGAATATACCAAAGGTAGCGGTGAGTTACTTGGCTTACACTCGCAAACTATCCAAGCCATTAACGAAACCCACGCCAAAAGCCGTAAGCAATTTAAAAAAGCCAAACTATCATGGCGAACCAACAACCCCAATGCCAAGCGTAAATCGCTTGGCTGGCTACCGTTTAAACAATCCGCCATTAAACACATCGCTACCCGCCAAACAGGCAAAAAAGGATTAAAATCAAGCCTACAGCTTAGTTTAGCTAAAGGGCAAAAGCTCATCATTGACCTATGGGACAGCTACAACCTTAGCCTATACCAAATTAACACCTGCGAACTGGTGCAAGACAGCCGTAATCGTTGGTATGCGTGTATTACCGTCAAAGACTATCCAAAAACCGAGTGCGGAACAGGTAGTGTAGGCATTGACCTAGGCTTAAAAGACAGTGCCACCGCCTCAAATGGCGACAAGCTACAAATCAAGCAAACGCTCAAATATGCCAAAGCATTAGCTACCGCTCAACGTGCCAAAAACAAACAGCGTGTCAAGGCAATCCATGCCAAAATTAAAAATACACGCCAAGACCTCATACACAAATTCACCACAGGGCTAGTTAAGAATAACGCCCTAATCGTGGTTGGTGATGTAAAAACCACCCAATTTAACAGTAAAAAAGGTAAACTAGCCAAGTCGGTTTACGATGCAGGTTGGTTTGAACTGAAACGACAACTGACCTATAAGTGCGAGAACGCAGGTTGTCGTTTTGAAATCGTGAATGAACGATACACTACCCAAACTTGCTCGTGCTGTGGCGATATGTCCAGTAGTCCGAAAGGTAGAGCAGGTTTGCGAATAAGAGAATGGACTTGTGCAAAGTGTGGCACACGGCATGATAGAGATATCAATGCCAGTCGGAACATTCTTGCGGTCGGGCTTGGCCGTCTGGGAGCAGGAATCCCCTCCCTTTAGGGAGGGGAGGAAGTCAATCCAAGCTGTTCACGAACCTTACCAGCGACAACTTTGGCAATACCTGTGATATTGCCAATGATATTATCAATGGCTTCACCTGCATTTAAGTTATAGTATTGACGGCGACTAATTCCCATACAACAAGCCCGCTCTTTTGCACAAAAAGTAGAGCGACTAAGATTTTTTTGGGGGTAGCTTATCTCTATCAGGGCGGTGGCAATAATGGATTGATGATGTTTGGTAGGTATCTTGGTCAGATATTCGGCAAACTCTACCGCCAATGATGACAGCAGAAAATCACGACTGGCTTGGTCGTGGTAATAGTAATAACGATAACAAGCGTCAGCAAATCGGCTGACCCCTGCAAAAGACTCGGCAACGGCAACAAGCTGGTCTTTGGGGATTTTATGGGCGTTGTGTTTCATGGGGATTTCCTTTTGTTTTCTTGGTTATTATAGGCGGTGTGCAAAATGTGTGTCAAGTTTTGTACTACCGCACAAAGTTCTGCACAAAACCCAAGTCCTTTATTTATAAGGATTGCAACAATACTTTGTGCAGGACTTTTTGACTTTTATACAAAACTATTATAGAGATAAATTTAAATTTAAGATTTGGCATAAATGCTTATTTGGTTAGTAAATTATTTAAGCCTATAAAGGTTTTGGGTTAAAAATTAAAAGTCCTGCACAAACAAAAGCCCCAACCCTTGAATATCAAGGCTTAGGGCTTTGTGCGGGACTTTGTGCAGGACTTTTTGAGTATTGCACTAGGTTTTGTTAAGTGTTTATTTTACAAGGGTTTTTGTTTTGTGCAAGACTTTCGTTTGTGTAAGACTTTGTTTTAAGAGTACCAATCACTCCGCTCAATGTCATTTTTAAACCCATTAAAGCGATAGCCAAGCCAAAGTTCTCTTGAGCCTTGATAATTGCCAATCTCGCCAATAACAACCCAAGTGGCTTGCTTGTGGACTTGACGGTTTTGGGGTAAGCGATACCAAAGTCGTGCGGTGTCTATACCTTGTTGGGCGTTGATATAGGCACAAAATTTGTTTTTGCCCACTGCTGTGTCGCCGTTTCTGTGGCAATACATTTTGTAAGCCATATACAGTTCGTGGGTGGGAGCGGTGTTAAAACCAATAGGTAAAATGCCAGCTTGCCAGTCTCTAAAAAACCGCTCCCAACTTGGCATAGAGACACCAATCAAGCGTTCTTTTGCCTTTGTCATTGGTGGGTGGGTGTGGGCGTTTTGCTCGCCTAAGTCGTAGTTCATGAGTACCGCCAAAAACGCCCGGATGACGGTTTTGTGTGGGTCGTCTAGGGCATCGGACACGGCTTGGCGTAACTCGCTTGATATAAGCTGGCTTGGATTGACGACCATAAAACGGCGGTCGCCTTGCTCCAACTGTAAAGGCATAATATCGTTAGATAAAAACACGCAATTCACATAGTTGTCCTGCACCCAGCCGTTTGAGTATTTTTTTGAAATGTAAATCTTGTTGCCTGTGATAAGCTGTTTGATTTTGCCCATGTGGGCGTAACGGTCTTTACCACTAAAAATCTCTTCAAAGACGGCATACATTTTATCCACAACCCATTCGTTATACTGCTCTTCAAGCTGACCTTGACCGAGCGTTACAGCATACTCACCATAAATCGCACTCATGACTTTGTCAAAAAACATAGATTTGCCTGCACCTTGTAAAGCTCCATGAAAAATAAGGGCGGTGTCCATTTTTGTACCAAGGTTTTGCAAGGGTATGGCAAGCCAACGCATTACCCACACAAAAATAGCGTGGTCGCCATTGCACAAGTGCAACAATAAATCCGTGATAGGCTTGGCTTTGGTGTAACATTCATCATAGGTCAAACCATCATCGTCCAAGCCATTTAGGGCAAGTCCTGCAAAGCTGTTGATATAATCTTTGCCATTAACAGGACTATCAATGCCCGCAGGTCTTTTGTCATCCGATGGATCAAACCAGATATTCTCTGGTGAGATGGTGGCACGGCTTGGCGATTTGAGCCAAACATCAAATTCGTTAGGGTGTGCCATTCTTATTGTTTCGGCTAAAAAGCGGGTTTTTAGGCGATTATCCCAAATCTCTTTTGTGCCAAAAATCAAAGCATAACGCTCAAGCATACCGCTAATGCTTTGGTCTGCCTTGCCCCGTCTTTGGTTGTCCACATCGGACTGCTCAATCGTTGCCGTGTCGTGCAAAAAGAATGCGTCTGCCACTTTTTTGCCGACTTTGTGGGTAAACTGGGTTTTGGTGTATTCCATTTTTTGTACAAGGTCATACACCTTATTACTCATTTTACCGTTATTCACGATTTTGGCAAAGTCTTTTAAGACTGTCTTTAATTTTTCGCTATCAGCAGGAGCAAGGATTGGCTTGACTGGCTCTTTATCGGTATTTGGCTTAGTTACTGGCTGACTTTGGGCAACCGCTTGATTTTGGGGCGTAGGGGTATTTTGTGGGGTGTGATTGATTATGACCGTTTGGTAATTGGCAAGGGCGGTGTTGATTTGGGCGGTTACTTCGTCAAGCCCAAAAGCTAGGTGCAAATCATTAAAATCGGTCAGCTCGCCCACATCTGTGCGAGTATCGCCTTTAAAGTTGGGACTAATCCACGCACCGCCCGTCATTTGAGCCGAAGTGGTGGCAGAATGAATACCGTCATTTTTGCCTGTCTTTTGAGCGGTGGCTTTGTCATCATCGCCACAAAACAACAGGCAATGATTGGGGTAAAGCTGGCGTAGTGTAGGAGCGACTTTTTCCATATTTTTGGCATTAAATGCCACAATGACGGCATATTGCCCGCCTGTCGCCAAAAGCAGGCTTGCACCTGTGGCATAGCCTTCACAAATTAAAAGGGTGCCTGTGTCGGCAGGGTTGCCAAGTGTGCAAAATGCACCGCCAACCAAGCCATCTTTGATAAACAGTTTTTTGCCGTCTTTGTCAATGGATTGGATATTGCACAGGGTTTTGATGCCTGTTTTGTAATTGTGAAAATACAAAGGAATTAACAAATTACCCCTTTTATCCAGCTTAACCCCTGCCTTGCCCGTATTTGCAATGTCGGCAATGCCCTTTTTGGTAAGATAGGCGTGCGTTTTGCCCATTATTGGACTAGCGGCAATAAAACGGCTATAAGCGGTATCGGCAACCTTTTTCCATTGCAACTTCTTGTTTTGTTTTTCTTTTTGTTCACGGGCGAGCTTGTCGGCTTGCCATTTGGCTTTGTCGGCATCGCTCATTGCACGACCGCCATCAACGCCAAGCACGCCAGCAACGGTCTCATAAGCATCACGCACCGACTGCCCTGTGTATTTGATGACAAGGTCAATGCCGTTGCCTGCACCGCAGTTATTACAAATCCAAGTGCCGTTGCCTTGCTTGTCATCACAGCGGAAACGGTCTTTACCGCCACAACAGGGGCAGGGTTGGTGTTTTTTTGGGTTGCCCTTGAACGAAATGCCCACCGCAGGAAAAATACGGCTAAGCCAATACCCATTTGCTTGGGATTTAATATAATCAAAGTCTAAGGGTGGGCGTTTTTCATTCATAACCAACCCCCAACGCTAAACGCTCCAAAGCACAAAATACCCTGTCATCGGCAAGCAGTGAAAATCCATCTGCCGTATCATCCATCACTTTGATGGCTTCCCATACAGCATTGTGGTCGCCTAGACAAATGCGTTTGATGAGTGTTTTTTCGGTGGATTTGCGAAAATCAGCATAAGGACGCAAAATACGCCCAATGCGTGATAATTCGCCCTGTACTGTCCAGATGTCGCCATAGCGGATGTTGTGAATGCTGGACACATCGCACACGGCACGCAGTCTCGCCCAAATCGCAAGCTCGCTCGCCTTAGGATATGCCATCTGTGCTGACAAATCACGCACGACCGTCTGTAAAATGGCAAAATCCGCCTTGGACAGTGTGGGCGTGGTAGGGCGGACTGGCATGGGGGCAGTCATGACCTGACGAGCCACACGCTCACACTCGATGAAATAACGGCGAGCCATCTTACCCTGCTCGTTACGCTCGACCATGGAGAGTTCTTTTGCCATGTCTAGGGTGATGGCGTATTCTAGGCGTGGACGACCTTTTTCGGAATTTTCCGAAAAAGTCACAAAATCTTGATTTTCTTGAAAATCATATTGTGCGATGCGGTCTTTAATCCAAGTTGCAAAATGGTCTTTATTTTGCAAAAATGCGTGTAACTCACGAGCATTGACCGCTTGAATGAGTGTGTCATGGGGTTGAATTTGGGGTAGGTTTGTCATATAATAATCTCGCTTATTGTGCAATTTAAGCATTTTTGCCCCTAGTTACCGCTAGGGGCTTTTAATTTGCCTATTGGTTATTGGTTCGTGAAAGCAAGTCATTGACCAACAGCACACCTTCACTGGCTTGACTAAGTTTTTCTGCATAGTTGGTTTCGCCTGTATATTCGGTGCGTGGAAAACAGCCGTTTCGCTCCCACTTTTTGACCGCCATATACGAGACCCCTGTGATTTTGGCAACTTCTGTTCGTCCGCCAAAATGAGTAACGGCTTTTAGCACTGGATTATCATTCATGCTCAATCATCTCCAAAAAAATATTGCATATTAAACCATAGGTTTAACAAAAAGTAAAGTTAAATTTAAACTTACAGTTTATTTTAATTTTGAATGAAATGCCTTAGAATTTATACCAAAGGTATAAACAAGGTGACGCATAATGTCAGACTTTGCAGAAAGATTACAACTTGCCATTAAACAAGCAGGTTCAAACCCATCAAAGGTAGCGGAAGCCGTTAATGTAACCGCACAAGCCACACAAAAGTGGAAAAAGGGACAAATTAGCGTGGACACGCTAACCAATGTCATTAAGGAAATTGGCGTTGATGCTAACTGGTTATTATTAGGGGAGCAAGCCAACCAAAACCAAGTCAATAACCAACACGGCTATATTGGCGGTTCGGTCAGTCAATCGGTGGTCAATAATTATGCCAGTCAGCTGACTGGGGATGATGATTGGCTAACGATTATAAACAACGATATGTTTCCTGCGTTCGCCATCGGCGACTGTGTGCGAATAGATGCCAAAAAAGAAGCACAGGCAGGCAATTATGTGTATGTGGACTGCGAGGGCAAAAAAATGCTACGCAAATACCGCCCAAAAGGATTTGATGAGCACGGCACGCCCTATACGCACCTTGTGGCGGAGAATGATGACTACCCTGTGATAGACAGCCGTCATCAAGCCTTTACCGTGCTTGGGGTGGCGGTGGAACATAAGAGAAAGCTGGTGTAGGAGAAAAAACGATGAGTGTATTTGTTGTAATTGATGTAGAAACCGCCAATCCTGATTTAAGTTCTATTTGTCAGATTGGTATTGCGGTATTTAATGACGGAAAATTGGTTGATGAATTTGAAAGTCTTGTCAATCCCAAAACTTATTTTGATTGGCTAAATGTCAGCGTACACGGCATTGATGAAAGTATGGTGGCGAACGCCCCTACCATTCAAGAACTAGAACCTGCCATTCGTCAGTTTTTATCAAGGGGCGTGGTGTGTTCTTATGGGACTTTTGACAAGACCGCTCTTACTCGTGCGATTGGCGATATGCCAAGTGTATGGCTTGATATTATGCGAGTGGTTCGCCGTACTTGGGATAAGTTTGCTTATGCAGGATATGGACTTGCTAATATTTGTCATCATTTGGGGATTGTATTGGACAATCATCACAATGCCCTAACCGATGCCAAAACCGCAGGGGAAGTATTATTGCAAGCGATGGCAACAAGTGGTTTGACAATGGACGACACCATCAAACGAGCCAACCAAACACTATCGCTTGGTTATGAAAAAAGCCGTTTGAAATCAAAGGGAAATCCTGATGGTGAGTATTTTGGTGAGGTGTTAGCATTTACAGGAACATTGTCTATTGTGCGAGAAGAAGCGACCGCTCTTGCCAATGCCAAAGGTTTTGATGTATCGCCAAGCGTAAACGGTAAGACAAATTATTTGGTCAAAGGTTTGTCTGACCCTAGCAAATTAAACGGCAAAGATAAGAGTAGTAAAGAAACAAAAGCCTTAGAGCTTATCCAAAAAGGGCAAAATATTGTCTTTTTGAGTGAACAAGATTTCTTTGAGATGATTAAGTAGGGGGTAAAAAATGTTATTAGAACTATCCCATACCGTAGAACAGATAATTGCCCGTAATGCCAAGATGATGGGTACCCCTCCTGCGGTCTATATAGAACGTTTGGTGTTGGCAGATGAGCTTAATGATGAGCAAGATATGGAACTATCAAGATTTGCTGAGCGGATAAAAGGGTGTGAGACCAGAGAGCTTGCCCTAGCAAATGGGGTGGAAGCACCACCTGTGATACCGCACAAGACTTTTTGGCGTGGCGAATGGATAGGAGCAGGCAATGCAACAAAGTCTATGGCAACGATTAAAGCGAGAATTTATTAAGACCTTTATCCGTGGTGATGAAATACCGTTTGACAATGGCTTTATTCCTGGACGCTTTCACGAACAAAGCAGAGCTGAAAAGTGTCTAGCATGGGTCAAAGCCAACGCAGTACTCATCACCACCCTGTCGGCTGTGCTTGCGGTCATGATTGGCTTTGTTTCCCTGCTGGTCTCTTTGTTTAAATAAATTAAAGATACCTATCCAAATTGATCAGCGTTGCTTCGCCTTTATTTATGATGGCAATATACCGCTCAATATCGGCAACATTCACTTTATCATCTCGTCCTACTTTTATCAATGTACGGTTTAGTGCATCTTGGGCGAGTGTGTCTACCGTGCCAATCTCTACAAATTTTTTGGCTTTGGCAGTTTTGTAACCTAAGCCATAAGCAATGCATACCAAGATAAATATACCTGTCAAAGCAAGGGTTAGCGATAAAATGATGTCAAACATTTGAGCTCTCCAAAAATACACACTTTGTTACAATTTTACAAGCCGTCCGTCAGGGCGGTTTTTTGTTGCTTTGCGTTTATTATAGCACAGGTTTAATAAAAATTTAAACTTAAAGTTTAAATTTTGCTTGCACAAAATTAAACTTATGGTATAATTTTTCCCATCACAACAACTTAGCTAATTATTTATGACAACCCCCAAACTGGCCGCCACCGTGGGCGAATTTATCCTAAAAACAGCGATGATTGGTCTTTTTGCCCTGCTGTCATTGCGTGGGTGCGACATTGCCCTAAAAAAGCAGGCACAAGTGGACTATCAAGAGTGCCTATCATGGCAAGCGGACGGACACCCCATCAAGTGTGATGTGGAGAAGTACAAATGAAACCTAAACAAGCAGACAATGGAGCAAGTCCTATCATTGACGCACTTTTGATACGTATGAGCGAGCTTGACCGTTTTAGCGATGATGAACGAGTCATCGCAGGTAGGGAGCTGTTGCCACTGGATGTGGTGGTAAACAAGCATAGCGAATTTGGTCTGGTGCATCTTGCCAAAGAGTATAAGAATGGCAATGGGCTTACTTGGCTTTCCTGTCTTGTGGGTGAAATTGGCATTATTTTTCCCAATTTTGAGCATGGCATTCGCACCATCTACGAGACCGAAGGGGTTGCTGCAAGAGCGTATCTTGTCAAACATTTTGGAGATAAAAAATGGTTTTGACTCCTGCAAAAATCCGCCGCGAGCTTGCCAAAATCAGCTTTTCCACCGCCCATGCCAAAATCTATAAAGCCAATACCATCACACATATCTTGACGTATGAAAAAAGCGTGGCAAGTCAAGGTGAGATTGATTTGTCAGCGTTATTTGCGGTGTATTGTCATCTATCGTGGCTGTCTAACCATGTGCGTGAGATTGATGACAAGCAAGTGTTACCAAGCGAGCGGTTATTTTTGGCAGATGCCATGGCGTTTATTTTTAATATTTATGAAAAACAAAGGGGTGTGTGATGAGCAGACCATCAATGGCGATGGACGCTCGGCTTTTTTGCCAAGAGCGACAAGAGCTTGTTTTTAATGAATTTTGTCTAAGAGTGCAACAGCTACTAAGACGCAACCCGACAGGGCTGACTGTGGCAAATACACAAAGACAAATTGGTATGTCTTATAAGACCGCCATGCGAGTGCTGGCACTGGTGGCGGTGGAAAAAGACGGTAAATTTTATCCAAAAGGTCCATAAGATGAAAGATGACATGATTAAACAAATCACATGGCTCACACAAAAAGACATGGCGAAACGACTGGGCGTGTGCGTCAATACTTTTAAGACCTACTACCGACCCAAATACCCACCCAACGCCCAGCGTGGCAATAAGGTATATTGGACACTGGAAAACGCCCAGCGTATCGAGCAAGAAATTAACGACACGACCGTATCATAACCATCTAATTCAAGGGGCAAAACGCCCCTATTTTTATGCCTGCCAATCCGCCACAATATCCGCCCACCAGTTCATGAGTGCCACTCGTTCGTCCCAGTATTCAGCACGGTTATAGACATGGCGGACATCTTTTTTGGTGTGGGCAAGCTGACGCTCAATCACATCAGCACGCCAAAGCCCACTGTCATTTGCCACCGTAGAAAACAGCGAACGAAAGCCGTGCGTAGTCATACGACCGCCAAAGCCTGCCCGTTTGATAACCGCCAACACACTTTCAATCGGCATGGGCTTGGCAGGATTGCTGTGATGTTTAAAAACAAAGCCGTCATCAATGCGTGAGCTGTGTAACTCCTTTAAAATCTTTAAGGGCTGACTGGCAAGCGGTACGGCGTGTTCAAGCCGTGTTTTCATACGATAGGCAGGGATAATCCACACGCCTTTATCTAGGTCAAATTCGTCCCATGTCGCCTTGCACAGCTCGCTGGGTCGCACCGCCAAATAATTTGCCAGCGACAAAGCAACAGGAGCAAGTCCGATGGTGGGTGTTTTTCTGATGGTGTGCCAAAAATCCACCATTTCATCAGCGGACAATGTCGCCATATTTTGCACAGTGTGGGTGGGTATGATGTTATCAACCAGCGTGCAGGGGTTATTTTGGGCGTATTCGTGGGCGATGGCGTAATTGAATACTTGCGATAAGAGGCGTAATGAGCGTTTGGCGGTCTCGTATGTGCCTTGTGCGACCATTTGGCTCACTGCCTTGGATACCATCGCACGGCTGATATCTGCCACTGCCATGTCTTTAAAATCGTTGGTGATGTAGGTCAGGCGGTAGATGACGGTGTATTTGTATTTTTCGCTTGTCCATTGCTTACTGTACAGCTCTACCCACTCATGGATAAGCTCATGCACCGTAATCGGGGTAAGCCCTGCGTTGTCTTTGATTTTATTGGCAAGCTCTCGGGCTTGTTTAAGACTGACGGCTGGGTATTCGCCAAGTTTTTTGCGTTTTCGCTTGCCAAGGGCGGTGTATTCTAACACCCAAGACTTACGACCTGTTGGCATGACATCAATGGATAAGCCTTCGCCTGCTGATAGCGAGTAGCGTTTTTCAGTGGGTTTTAGCCCTTTGATTTTGTTGTCGGTGAGCAT